CAGCGTAATACCTTCTTTATAGGTTTCTTCCCAGTCTTTACGACTTTGCAGATCGCCTTGAATATCATCAATCAACGTGTTGCCTAAAGACTGAAGCTCTGACGTATCAATGTCTTCTGCGATGTTGGCGTAGAAGTCGTTTTCCTCTTCGCCTTCTGTTATTTCAAGAATCTCTTCCCCGTCAACGCCAATGCGTACAGCTTCGGGATCTTCAATCTCGATCTCAATTTCTGGGGTATCCAGCTCTTGAGCCTCTTCTTCCAAGCCAAGGGGTGCTTGGTACAAACCTTTTTCAATTGCCATTTGTNATTCCTTTTCTGAGCTGTACAGCAAACTCATATAAATTGGGGTATTTTTGGGGGTTCAATTCTTGCTGGTCATATAGGTTCGCACACTCTATACAGCGCAACAAAAACAAATCTCGATCGTTCAGAGAACCATCGGGTCGTTCTAACACACGCGGCCTGTCAACCTTGTTGAACAGCCGGACCAGCCTATCTACTTCAGTTCCAAAGCGCTTTGACACCTCAGTGCTGTCAAGCGGAAGACACGCGCTTTTATACGCATTTGTGCCATAAACAGAGTGTAGCCCGCCGACAAGCGCTAGTACATCTCCAGCGCCAGTAGACTTCAAAAGATGGAATACACGGATTAGATGATCTTTAAGAGTTCCGTTCTTGTGCGGCTTTTTATCCGCCCCCAGTTTTTTCAAAAACTCATCCAGTAACACTTCGGCTGGATACGCCGCCTTGGGGTCGATCGCAGCTTTAAACATCAGCGTTGTTCTGACTTTAGAACAAATACGTGATACCGGCGCCGCTTTATGGTGAATGGTACCCGGGAACGCAGCTATACGCCCGAACTTAGGCAGCACACTTTTAATAATCTCGGTCTTGTCTTCGTTGTAAAACGTAGTTTCACCACCCCAGTCTGCGTCCCACTCTTTGTTCATGTAGATCACACAGGTGTGATCTTCTTCCCGTTTAGTGTCGGTGTGGATATACCCCTCTGTTCCGAAGGTGTGCCGGTTTGAGTAGGCACGGACTAAGAGCGCTTCGCCGCCGTAAAAGGATTTATTCAACGCATCCCAGACAGCTTTGAACTCAGGCGACAGTCGCCCTGACACGTCCGTGGGGTTNGCNANGCCGGTCTTAGTTATGTCCACGTTCCAATGCCCGAACGGCATATCTCTATTAGAAGGCCACCCATAGCTCCAGTTAGCGGCCTCTAGCCACGCAGCGCATGCTTTAAGTGCTTCTAACGGCAGGACATTGTCTTTGACTGTAATCATCAGTAGTACGCCGCTCTGCGGCTTGCCTTAAAAAACACAGGTTCGTCTTCTTCATCGCTGGGCAGCGTAATAAACCCGCCGTTTCTAAACCGCAGCAACGCTTGGGTCATCGTATCCACGTAGTCGTCGTGCTCGCCAACTGGGAAGGCCACAATCTCTTCAATCACATCCTTGGCCCACCGTCTATCTGGCGCCCACACAGTTCCGCTGGCAAACAGATCACTAACCGCGTTAACTCGGGCAATCTTGTCGTTGCCACGGCTGGGTGTGAACTCATCAACTGGTATGCCCATACGCCGTAGCTCTTGTATTAACGGCGCTCCTGCGGCTTTCTTTTCCACCAAGAACGCATCTGGCTTCCATTCTTTGTACTGCTTTAACGCAACCTCTTTTAACTCGGGGAACTCCATCCGNTCTTTAAACGCATCCAACAAAATAATGCAAGGCCGGTTGCCTTCTTCTTCGTTGTACCAGATACCCCACGTTGTACACGCCGTGTAGTCGCTTGTGGTCTTGGCTTCGTGCGCCGTATCCCAACTTTGAATCACAAACTCACACTTGGGCGGGTCTTCAGGTTCCCATATGCGCCAGTGACTTCTCTTAATAAACGCCGAGCTTTCACTTGTGGGCTGCTGCATGTACTGGGCATTCCAATACCGCGAGTCCATCGCTGCTTTTTTCTGTTCTAGCTGTTCGATGGGCCACTGCTCGGGCCAAAGACTTTTACCGCTAGGGAGAATGGCTGGCAGTTCTACGATTTCCCACTGATCTGCGTCGGGATTACGCATTTGGTAGTTAATAAGCCTGCCGGTCAAATCCAACAGGCTCCATCGCGTCATAATTACAAATATTGCACCGCCCGGCATCAAACGCTGCAGCGGNCCTGTCTGAAACCAACTCCACGCATTGTCAAACGTAGCGCGACTGTTAGCTTTTATGTCNTGTTCCGAGTGGGGGTCGTCAATAACAAACAAAATCCGCGCCTCGACCAGCAAGCGCACCACCCACACCAACGGCGTAATACTGACCGCCAGCACTNGTNGACCACTTTCCCGCAGCTTTNTGGTCATCTGCAACCTTAGNCGCCGGAAAAATCTGACCGTAATCATCGCTTTCAATTAAGTTCCGTACCCTGCGACCAAAATCTTCCGACAGACCCGCAGTGTGGGTCGCCATAATTGACTTTTTTATCGGGGTGTTGNCCTAAAAACCAAGCGGGGAACAAGTAAGAACTGAACTCAGACTTACCCATACGAGGTGCAATATTGATAATCACACGCTTTTTCTTGCCGTCCGCCACATCTTTAAATATTTTCGCCAGTTTTCTGTGGTGCGGCCCCTCTTTAAAGCCCGGGTACACCGCTCTAGCAAAATCTGTAAGGGACGTTTGAGCTTTTTTCAGCTCCAGCCTGCGAGCTTGCTCTTCAAGTTCTTCTAAGAACTCGACTTTTTGAGCCGGAGTCAGCGTCTTTAATAACGCTTCTATCTCAACTTGGCTCAGCTTCATCTTCTTCTTTCACTTCTACAACATCTACGTCTTCTGCGTCGGCGTTGCGCTCTTCGCGCTCCTGCGCCTCAGTTTCAACTGTCTTTTGTAGCTGCGCGAGCTTGTCTTTAATCTTCATGTCCAGCTCGTCGTCGGACATTTCTTCCTTCTTAATGCTGATTCGCTCCGTAAACAGACCGACCTCAGTGACTTTACCCAACAACTCTAGCGCCTTTAGGCGGATTCTGGCATCAGGGTGCTCTGTCTCTTCGACGATCTTTGCCACAGCCATAGACCGTAGCCGGTTCGCCTCTTCAACAAACGCCCATTCATACCCAGTGAGCATACCCACAATCTGCTTAATCGCAGGCGGGGTCGTTAACTTCTCTACTGCGGCTTTCGCCTGTTCTGGATTTGCGACCAACGCTTTGAAAGCTTCGCTGGCGTTACTTTTCTGAGCTTCTTCTAAAACTTCTTCGTCGTCAGTGGCCCCAAGCTCCTTTAGCCAGTCTGTCGTTTTAATCTGAGCGTCCAACAACTGCGTAGTGCCTACCTTGGACAGCGGCGCAAAACCGTCGTCCGGGGCGTCCAGCACCTCGGGTTCAAAATCTATTGAAGCTAAATGGTCTAACACGCGGGCGTTCTCCCGTAATTGCGAGGCTTGCACCTCGTTGGGCGGAGTGTATACTTACACCTGACGTTTCCGCAAGGGGTCGTCTGTTTTCTTTGTAGTCTCCTCGGCTCGAAAAGCCTTTAGACCCCCACTCCTCCCCGGGGGTCTTTTTTTATTTGGCTCTGTCCAATGTTTGACAGTAGTGCTTATATTTTTTATAGTTTTTTAAGCGGCTTCGTTTTTTTGAGTTAGGGGGTGGGGTTTTATTTTTTGGCTTTGCGCGGACCCCAGATCAGTTTTTTCGGGTCCGGCGTTTGACGTTATTGGACAAAATGCAGAATCGTGGCTGACAAATAGTGTTCTTGTGGCGACGCTGCATCGCCCCCAATATTGCCTCCCCACCCTACGGTGGGGTTTCGGATAGCCCAAAACCGTCGGCAGAAAGGAATAGAAATAGTCGTTATGGTATAATAGATGTGTCGGTTGGGAATTCGCTCAGCCGATTCACCGTGTGACTGTGTCACACAAACTTATTAAGGAGAACTACATGAAAGCAATCATCACTTGGTACAACAAAGCAGATCAACTGGTGCAGGAAGCCGGTGCAATTCAGAAGGACATCGCCGCGCAGATACTTAGCTTGCCCACACGCGAGGCACAGATGGACTTCGTTGCGAGCAAGGTCGCACCCGCCGTAGCTACGAAGTACAAGGCGAAGGTCGTACGGACTAAGACTGGTGGCGTATCGTTCAACAAGGCAGACGGCGAGAGGGATTCGACGGCGCTATCTGCACTTCGTTACTGGTGCGCTCGTACCACTTTGTTTGCACCAAGCGGCTCTGCCGCGAAGAAGGGCCAAGTCCGTCACAAGACTGAGAAAGAAATCATGGGTAGCCGTGACTTCGTACTCAAAGCCTTTAAGTTGTTATCAGTAGCCGATCGCAAGTGGATCATCAAGCAAGTTGGCATCTAACCTGTGTGACTGTCACACAAACAAACTAAGGAGAACGACATGAGCAAGACTATCCGCACACTTGTTACCAGTAAGTTTGACACAAGCGAGGTTAAGAAGCGCAACAGCGAGGCTGTGCGCCGATTCAAGCGCGAGAAATCAAAGCAGGAACAACGCCTCTTCAAGCGCGAAGTCACCTTCACCAACTACATCATGGCAACCGCGAAGGACGACTAAACATCCTTCCTACCAACGTGCTGGCAGTAAGAACCCATTTTGACAGATGTCCACTTAAAAACAGCGAGTGGACAAGAAGATGGACAGGCGCAAGCCAGTACTGTCCAGCACGTACCCACTTATATATATATTTATATAAAGATTTAATAATAATAATAGGAAGGACTGTATTTTTTAATTTAGGGTGAGTAGAATGTATGTGTGTGTTTATTTTTTAAAATACTATTGATGTGTGTAGTGTGTAATACTTATGTGCCTAGATAATGACAGCAGTCCGCAAACCCGCGTGGTTAAGCCAAAAAACCTGACCCATCATACTGACCCACTTCAACCTTATGGAGTAGACATAGTGGACACAAAACAAACTTACCCTGAATCTCGTCGCTACACTTGGGACACGCGCAAGTTCGAACGCGTGCTTGAGCCTGCTAAATACGACGATGACCCCAAGGCTTTCTCGTGGCTTGGGGTCGTTAAACAATACCTCGCAAGCGGCACGCCCGACACACCGGCGTATGCAACATGGCTCAAAGTGAGATCAACCCTGCTAGATATGGTCGCCAACGAAACCAACCCCCCGCTTATATACGACGAGAACTCAGGCGCTTGGACTCTCAAAGCCACAAACTTTCGCCGGATCGTGGTGCTGTGTGCGCGTGAGTGCCGATGGTTTACGCGGGAGGCAACGCGCAAGGGGGTTCGTGCCGTGGTCGATGGTCGCCCTGATCTACGTCGCTGTATGAAATGTCTTGGTGAGAAGCCCGCCCGCGAGTTCAACGCCGAAGCAAGCGACAAGAAAAAAATCGCGTACGGATGGGGGAAAAACGGCAACCCAACCCATGCTCGCAGGTTCTACACACACCACCTGTGCGCCGACTGTCGCTACGAAGCGAAGGCTAGGAGTAAAACCAAGCGTAAAGAATCTACGCCTGAAGTAAGAGAACTGCGTAAACAGATAGCCAACGCGATGAGCCGAAGTCACCCTTTTATTAAAGAGCAAGACGATATGAACCCGATCGGTTGGGATCAAGGTGTGTGCTTAAACGGCGCATACTACTTCCATAAAACACGCTTAAAAGCGGCAGAGCAGGCGCGTAATGCGCTTAGCACTTGGGGTGACGGACAACCGCTTCCGAAGAGGTGGGAGGGGCTGCTCACGCCGACCATGCGAGTCAAGGTGCAAGACCTATTTAACGAACATGTCCTTGCTTATCACCGGCGGGGGCAACCACCGAAATGTTTTTAATGCAGTAACCCAAGGCGCGGGGGTATGACCGCGCCAACCACGAAGGAGATTCACATGAATGCAAAAGCAAACGCGGTATTGTTACGAGCACTAACTAAATCATCTAAAGGTAAAGCTAGTCCCGTGTGTGACAGTCACACANAAGNANAAGTCCGCGAGTCACGGGTGACAGTAGCGCTAGTCGATGCAGGGCGTGATGACTG